CTATCGGGTGGATCTGACCACCGGCGCGTACCTGCTGGTGCGCATCGATGGCGAGTGCTGGCCGAGCTGCCAGACCATGTCGGCCGAGGAGGGTGAGGAAGGCTCGTTCGTCGTCACGTACGGCCTGGGTCAGCCGCTCCCCATCGCGCTCCAGGTGGCGGCCGCGATGCTGGCCTGTGAGTACTCCAAGGCTCTCGCCGGGGGCCCGTGCAAGCTGCCATCCAAGATGACCCGGCTCAGCCGCCAGGGCGTGGAGGTCGAGCTGGAGGCGCCGGACGCCACCGGGGAGTCGACGGGTATCCGCGAGGTCGACCAGCTGATCGGCATGCTGAACCCCAGCCGCCGGACCAGCCCACCGATGGTGCTCTCGCTCGACCTGCCGGAGCAGTGCGACCGGATGACCGTGATCGGAGCTGGTTCCTGATGGCCGTCTCCGACCCGGTCGTGATGCCGTTGGCACGTGAGCTGCTCGAGTGTTTCGGCACAGAGTTGGCCAAGGTCGAGTTCCCGCCCAAGTACGTTCAGCTCAGGCCCGGCAACGTGGTGGCCCACCTGCTCAGCACGGCGGAGGACGAGTGCTGCGAGGGACTGGCCTGGGTCCGGCCGTCGGCGTTCTTCCCCAGCTCCAGCGGCTTTCCGGTGCAGGACCCGGCCCCGATGAAGGGCGGCACCCGGGCCTGGGCGATCACGCTCGAGTTGGGCGCGGTCCGCTGCGCGCCGGTAGGGGACGAGAACACCATCCCCACGGCCGACGAGTGGGAGAACACGGTCCAGGCCGTGATGGACGACGCGGCCGCGATGCGCCGGGCGATCTGCTGTTTCATCGAGGCGCGGGCAGGCCGGGCCGCCAGGGTGCTTCCCGGGGTCTGGCAGCCGCTTGATATCCAGGGTGGCTGTGTCGGGGGCATTCTCCCCGTGACGATCCAGGGCCCGGCCTGCGATTGCTCGGAGGCCGGGCCGGAGAGCTAGATCCGGTGACGGCGCCGAGTGCTGGTCGTCATCTGGCGCCGGTGGGCCTTGCTGCTGGGGCAGCCGCGCACGCCGCAGACACAGAGCGGGGCGGCGGCCGGGCAGCGCAGGCCATCGGGGTCGGGCGTTTCCTGGGTAACTTCCTTGTCACTCATCCATCGACCTTACCGCCATGACGGGGAGGTAGCAACCGTGGTCGGTCACTCGATCAGGATCAACCGTCCAGCTCTCCAGGGAGAGGGTATGGACGCCGGTCGCAAGGCCGTCAACCGCGTGGTGCGCCGGACGTACGCCCGGTCCCAGGTGCTGGTGCCGGTCGACAACGGGCCCCTGCGTGCCAGCGGCCAGCCGGACCTCGCGCGCGACCGGGGCGCGCTGGTGATTGGAGGCGTGACCTACACGGTGGAGTACGCAGCTGCCGTCCACAACGGGCGGCGCGCGCTGACCATCCGGGCCAAGACACGTGCGGACGGCCGTCAGGGACGGCTGAAGTTCACCGTGGGCGGCCGCACGGTCTACGCCCGTGAGGTGCACCAGCCTGCCCGTGCTGGGCGGCCGTATCTCGCTCAGGCGCTGCGCGAGGTGGCCGCCCAGGAAGGGTTCATCGTTACGATCGGCTAGCGACGCTTGACCTTGCACGTCGGGCAGTCGATCCACTCCCCTTTGATCTGGATCGATCGAGCATCGTGGCAGGTCGGACACACCACGGGAGCAGGCTTGACCTTGCGCTTGTCCTTGGCCATCAGCGAAGCACCCCCGTACCCGCACAGATCTCGCAGCGATAGCGTTTTTGCTTGATCCAGATGAACCCGAGACCCTTGCAATCAGTGCAGGGCCGGTCGACTGGCTTAGGCATCTGAGATGTCCTCTGAGTCTGGGATAGGATGGCGTCATGGTAGAGCAGGATGAGACTCCCCCGGTCGACACGGTCGCCGCCCCGGAGTTGCCGATCACGTTCAAGGGCCGCGAGATCTGGGTGCACATGCCGACCCCGGAGCAGCTGCTGGTCTGGAAACGCACGCTGGTCCGACTCCAGGGTGCCCAGGTCGAGGGCTGGAACGGGGAGCAGGTGATGCGGGCGCTCGAGCGGACCCGGATGATCATCGACTCCGTCATGGTCAACGACGTCGACAAGGAATGGCTGGACGACGAGATGCTGGCCGGGACCATCGGCCTGATGGACACAGCCCAGATCATCACCATGACGGCCGAGGCGTACGCCGACGCGGCCGAGGCGGAGAGCAACCGGGAGACCCGGCGAGCGACCGTCAAGACCCCGGCCAAGAAGGCGGCGCGCAAGGCTGAGCCCAGGAAGCGGGCCGCGCGATGATCGATCCCAAGGGCCAGAAGCCTCACCCCTCAACAATCCTCGGCACCCCGGAGAACGCGGCGTACTACAGCGAGGGTCGTCACCCCGGCGTCCGTGACGCTCTCCAGTGGCTGACGTTCGGTCACCTCCCCGAGGGTCTCCGTCGATTCTCGCGGCCGTTCTATCAGCTCGCCGTCGACCTGCTCGATGAGATCCGGGTCGACTCGCCCGAGCTGACCACGGCTCTGAACAAGATCATCGAGGCCAAGGACTCGGCTGTTCGAGCGGGCATCAAGGCGGACACCGGCCGGGCCGGATCCGTCCCCCGGCCGCAGACCGTCGTCGACCCTCCAGTGTTCGGCACCGGTAACGCCACGGCAACCGGTCCCGGATCGGTGGCCAACTCCGGCATCATGCGAGGGAAGCTGTGAGCGAGAGCAACCTGTTCCGCGTCGAGGGCGATCGCTGGATGGCGTCCGACGGCATCAACACCGACGAGATCAGCGACGGCTACCACACGTTCGGGGAGCTGTACGAGCACCGGCGCGCGCTGACCGCCGTGCTGGCGTCGGCGGCCGCCAGCATGGGCGACTCCTGGCGGAGCAAGGCGCACCACCCGGATGACGGTCCGATGTTCGAGGGTGGTTACTTCATCGTCGGCATCGAGTTGCCGACCGGCACGATCACCTACCACTACAGCCTGGAGCACTGGGACGACTTCGCGGCCGTCTCCGAGCGCGAGCACGCGCCGAAGTGGGACGGTGCCAGCCCGGCCGACACCGTCAGCCGCTGCCTGGAGATGGCTCGTATCGTGGCGGAGCGCGACTGACCATGGATGTGGAGCCGCTCGCCTCTATGCGGTGCTGGCCCATCGAGATCACGCTGGGGGGCCGGACGTTCGACGTTCCGGCCCTTCCGGCTGTCGACTGGTGGCCGGTGCTGACGTCCGGCGACGTCGGCATGATTCTTGACTTTGTAGAGTCAAGTCCCGATGACGATCTCGATCTCGACGATCTGCTTCTGGAGGGGGCCGTCACCCGGGCCGAGATCGGGGAGGCACTGGTCGACGCACTGGAGACGACGGCCGGGCGGTCCATGCACGCAGCCACCGTTCTGGTCTCGGTGGCGAACATGCACTGGGCCACCGTAAACGGTGCACTCACCCGGCGCGGGTTCCGGTGGGCGGACCAGCCGCTCGGCGCCGCGCTCGACGCGGTCTACGCCGAGATCGTCGACCGGATGGACAAGGAAGCGCTGGACAAGTTCCTGGCACTGCTGGACAACGAGGCACTCACCACCGGCAAGCCGACGCCGCGCCAGCGGAACAACTCCGCCAGTGAGTTCGAGTCGATGGCCGGGCCGAAACCTACGGGAGGCGCGATATCCACCGGCGGGCCGTCCGGTAGTGGACGCCCCAAAACTCGGACACGGCCCCGGCCGCCCCGCCAGGACGCCCCGTCGACCGAGCCCAACGAGCCACGCGAGCCACGCGTGCGAAATGATCCTCGGGCCAGCTCCGGGAACCGGCGGGCCGGGGCCGGGCCAGCATCCGGTACTGAGCCTCTCCCTCCCCTTTGAGCGCGCTCGCCGCGACGCTGGCGATCTGACGGACCGGTATCTGGGCCAGCGCGGTCGATGTGATCGCCTGGCCGTTCCGGGCGCTCACGGACAGACCGAGCACCACCGGGCGATCCGCGTTGTCGGAGAGCCGCACGCGGACGGTCCAGGGGAAATCGGGGTCCACCAACTCGATCTCGTCACCAAGGTTCGAGAGCTGGGTATGTGAGACGTCCATATCTGCCATCGTAGTCGAAGTGCCCCCTTGATCCTGGCTACGGTGGCACCTCACGCACCGTAAGCTGGGGACGTGGCAGATGTTGGTTCCGCTCGGGTAGAGGTCACGGGCGACGTCAGTAACTTCGCCCGCCAGACCGAGCGGGATCTTGACCGTGCACTGTCACGCGTGAAGATCGATCCCATCGAGGTGCCGGTCGATGTCGACGGCGCGCGCAGGTCCGGCGAGGAAGCGGGCGCCGACCTCGGGGACGGAGTCGTGCGGGGCGCCGACGGCAAGTTCCGGGACAGCCGGGGTCGTTTCGCCAAGATGGGCGAGAGCGCGGGCAAGGCTGCCGGGGAGTCGGGTGGCAAGGCCGGAGGGAAGTCGTTCGGAAAGTCGTTCGTCAAGAACACGGACGACAACGGGATCCGCCGGTTCCTCGCCGGTCTGTTCGGCCGGACGGGGACCGACTCGGCGACCCTGTTCGCCAACACCCTCACCGGCGGGCTGAATAAGCTGCCCGCGTTGATCGGTCCCGCCCTGATCCCGATCGGCGTGACCGTCGCGGGAGGTATCGCGGTGGCGGCCGGAGCCGCGATCGGCTCTCTGCTCGGCGCCGCGATCACGGCAGGCGTCGGCCTGGGCGCGCTCGGCCTGGGCGTGATCCTGCTCAAAGAGGAACCGGCACTCAAGGCTGCGGCCAAGTCGCTGACCGAGTCGATGAAAAAGGAGTTCACGGCAGCCGCTCAGCCGTTGCTCGCTCCCCTGGTCAAGTCGCTCGGCGAGTTCGAGAAGCTGGTCGGCCGGGTGGCGCCCCAGTTGAAAACGGCGTTCTCCGCGCTGGTCCCGTCGATCGCCCCGCTGACTGCCGGACTGGTCGAGCTGGTCGAGAACGCGTTGCCGGGATTCGTTAATCTGGTCGCCTCCAGCGGACCGGTTCTTACCGAGTTCGGAATCGGTCTCTCCGGCATCGGCGGCGCGCTCCGGGGGATGTTCAACAACATCACTTCCGTGACGCCAGAGTTGGCGACATTCTTCGGCGACTTTTTCGACGGTATCCAGTACGTCATCACCAAGCTTGGCGAGTTTATCGTCTGGGCCGGTCGCACGTACGTAACGCTGCGCGATTTCTTCACCAACCTCCCCCCGATCATCCGTGAAGCCTGGGCTGCGTTCCGTGAGGGGGAGTCGGCCGCCGACGTATTCGGCATTCTCGAAAAGGCTTTCGACCCAGGGTTCTTTGACCGCGTGGTCGGGAAGCTTAGGAGTCTTGTCACCAACGGTCTCGATTACGTGGTCGACAACCTGCCGAAGTTGATCGACGGCTTCCTCGCCATGAAGTCAGCTGTTCTCGACGCGGCTGTTCAGCTGGTGCTCGGTATCGCCAACGCGTTGCCGACGATCCTCCCCCAGATCGCCACCGCACTGGTACAGGTCGTCACCAAGCTGGTGACCGGCCTGGTCGACGCCGCACCCAAGGTGATTGACGCGGCAGGCAAGCTGGTTGTCGGCTTGGTCGACGGCCTGGTGGCCGCGCTGCCGATTCTCATCCCCGCTGCCGTTCAACTGGTCACCACGTTGGTTACCGGCCTGCTCGGGCTGATCCCGACGATCATCGAGGCCGGGCTCAAGCTGATCAAGGGGT